CGTTGTCCGGTACGACCCTTGGCGCGACGCTCGGCAGCGCGGTGCCCGTAGTGGGTACGGTTATCGGCGCGGCCCTTGGTGGTTTGGCATCGTCCCTCTTCGGCGGCGGTCGACGGACGCACGCCAGCGTGTACGGCAAAATGGAGGACGTGGGTTTTTCCCGGGACCAGCAGACCTACATCGACGCCTTTATGGGCGGGGCTTGGTACGACCGGGCCGGGAAGTCCGAGGCCGAGCCGTTCGCGCAGGGGATTGCCCAAGTCGCCAGCCAGACCGCCGGGAGCCTTTTGGATATTGCCGGGGCGCTGCCTGAGCAAATCCGCCAGCAGGCGCTGTCCGGTCTGAAAACTTCCACATGGTCCGCCGGGCGGGGCGTTTCCGGTGCATCGTGGAACTTCCAGTGGTGGAAAGAGGGTATGGGCAAGGAACGGCTTGAGGAAGCCGCCAAGGACATGCGCAACCAGATGACCGCCGTGGCGCAAAAGGTGTTTGCGGACGCGGGCATCTCGCAGTTCTTCGATACGTTCGACGTCACCACCGACGAGGGCTTGCAGAAGGCGTCCACGGCGCTTTCCGCCATCAGCGCGGTGAAGAGCGCGACCGACGCGATCAAGAGCCCGCTGTCCGAGATGGAGCAGCAGGCGCAATCCGCCAAGGCACAGCTCGACGCATGGACGCAGGGCATGAAGGATTCCGGCGTGAACGCGCAGTACGCGGCGGGGCTCATCAATGAGTACCGGAACGCCTTCATCAACGACTACATCAAGACGCTGGACGAGTCGCTACACCCGCTTTCGGCCTACGAACAGGCCATAAAGAACGCCAATGAGGCCGTGGACCAGCGCAAGAAGGCGCTTGAGATCATCGGGGCGACGGAATCGCAGCTTGCGCAGGTGGAGGCTATGCGCGCCGAGGTGGTGAAACAGGCCACTGAGGAAATGCTGCGCTCGTTCGACCAGTCCGTCGCGCAGCGGTGGGCGGCTGTGAACGGCAACAGTGACGAGGTGGGCCGGGCTATCTCACAGGCCAACGAGCTGCGCGAGACGATCCAACAGTTCGGGGAAGGCTCCGCGCAGGTGGCGGAACTGTTGAAGCTCCACGCCGCCGAAACCGCAAAGGCCGCGCAGGACGCCGCAAAGTCCGAATACGATTCGCTCAAGGCGCAGATGGATGCGCTGGAACAGCAGCGGGTCCAATTGCAACAGCAGGCGATACAGGAACAGATCAACGCGATCAATGAGCAGATCAATACCGCGAAGACGCTCAAGAGCACATGGGAAGGGCTGGACAAGAACCTTGGTCAATCCCGGTACAACCTGTTTGCCGGGAGCGCCAACCTCGACGCGGAGAACCGCCTCGGAACGGTGCAGGCCGAATTCCGGCGGCTGTCCGGGCTTGCGCTTGGCGGCGACTCCGACGCGGCGGGCCAGCTTGCGGGCGTGGGCAATTCCCTGCTCGACCTCGTGAAACAGACGGCGGGCACGGAAGAGGAATACCTCGACGCTTTCTTCGCGGTGAACGCACAGTTGAAGTCCGCGCAGGACGCGGCGGGCGCGCAGGTGTCCGCAGCCGACAAGCAACTTGAAGCGCTGCAAGGCCAGCTTGATGTCCAGAACGCGGCGCTCAAGCAGCTTCAGGGCCAGAGCGCCACGCTTGAGGAGATTGAAAAGCAGATTGCCGACTTGAAGCCGCTCCTTGACGCCGCCGGGCAAAAGGCAGGGGTGAAGGCGTTCGCCCGGGGCGGGCTTGCCATGCCGGGGTGGGCGGTGGTGGGCGAGGAAGGGCCGGAACTGGTGAACTTCTCGCAGCCGGGGCGCGTCTACACGGCGGCGGATACGGCGGCGCTGTTCCGCAGCGCGACGCCCCGGGCGGCTGACACCGATTCGGGAAGCCGCGAGGAAGTCAAGGCGTTGCGGCGGGAGGTCTATGAGCTTCGCCGAGACATGCTCATTTCCATGTCCGAGATCGCCAGATTTTCCCGCCGCACGTCCGACATGGTTGAAGCGTGGGACGCCGAGGGGATGCCGGGGGTGCGGGCATGAAGCTCATAGAGCCACAGGCCATCCGGTTGCTGTCCAGCACCGTGCCGGAAAACGACGCCCCGGCGTGGAACGCGGGCACAGCCTATGAGATCGGGGATTCCGTCATCCATGAGCATAGGGTCTACAAGGCCGTGACCGCCAGCACGGGCAAGCGGCCTGACCAGAATTGCGAAGGGACGGATGCGGCGTGGCGGCTCATGGGGCCGACGAACCGTTACGCAATGCTCGATCAGTATGTCTCAACGCAGACCGTCGCCCCGATGGACGCCAAGACGCTGACGTTTACGGTGACGTTCAACCGCTGTACGGCGTTCGCACTCCTGAACTTCAAGGCTACCAGCATCCGGGCCGTGGTGAAGGACGGCGACGGCCTCGTCATGTACGACCGCACGGTGAATACGCTGAAAGACGTGGACGGCTACTGGAAATACTACTTCCTGCCCCTTGAGCGCATCGTGGATCAGGCCGTGACCAACATTCCCATGTCGCCCGTGGCCACGCTTGAGGTCACGCTCACGCAGGAGGGAGGCCCGGCGCTCGGGCAGGTCATCGCGGGGCAGGCGTGGCCCATCGGTACGACGCAGTACAATACCCGGCTCGGCATCCGGGACTATTCCAGAAAGGACACCGACGAGTTCGGCAACACGCGGCTGGTCAAGCGGGCCAACGCCAAGCGCACGAGCCTGCCGCTGTATTTGCACCCGTCCCGGCTGGACAGCGTGCGGGAAATCCTCGCCCGGATGCACGGCCTTCCTGCCTTGTGGCTCGGGGACGACAACGAGGGCATCGGCTCCTACCAGTCGCTGACTGTCTGGGGTTGGCTTGAGGATTGGAACGCAACCGTCATCGGGCCGAATGAAGTGAGCATGACCATTGACATACAGGGGTTGAAATAATGGCAGTAAAGCAGCTTCCCAAGATTTCGAATCTCCCGGAACCGCCGGACAGACTTGTGGGCGATCAGGAACGGTTTGACGTGCTGACGTTCAACAGCCTGAAAGCGCAGAAGAAGATGGTCAACGAGGATCTGAACAAGACGCTGATCCCCGCGCTGAACCAGTTCGCCGTGGATGTGAACGCCAGCGTCGACGCGGCGAAGGCCAGCGAAACATTGGCCCTCGCGTCGAAGAACGCGGCTGCATCATCCGCGGCTACGGCAACGACGAAGGCTGGGGAAGCCGCCGCGTCAGCGACCGCTGCGAAGGCGTCCGAGACCTCTGCCCTTGCCTCGAAAAACGCGGCGGGCATCTCCGCGGCCACTGCGTCCAACGCCCAAAAGGCGGCGGAAGCGGCCCGCGATGAGGCGCAGGATCTCGCTAATGTCGGGTATGCGTCGGAAAGCCGCGCAGGGCTGGCGAAGGTCGACGGGAAGACCACGCGGGCCGACGCGGGCGGCGCGATCACCGTGAAAGACGTGGCGATTGGTGGGGATCTCGGGGATCTGGCGAGCGCGCGGTCATTAACGGCAAAGTTTATAAAGGGATTGGGCTCGGTGGACTTTAACACCATCGCGGAAAATATGATCGCGTCGGTCTATCAAACGGGAACGACTAACGGACCGGGGTTTTCCTCCGTGCTCCTTTCGTTTTTTTCTTCAGCGGTCATGGGAGTACAGGCAGCATTTATTTCAAATAGTTCGACGATAGTTAGGGCGTCGTTACGGAGCAAGTCGACTAACGGCTATTCTCCGTGGTCTGATTTTCTCATGTCCGGGCGCGTCGGCGACGG